TCAATTAATGATTGCTCTAATGAAGTTTCATTCAAGTCAGCTTGAGTTGCTAACGTGTTTGATACAGTGCCCGCGATTGTTGGGTGAGCAGTGTTAAATAAAGAAACACCGTCTCCAGAATCAAAATTATCCGTAGTTGGTAAACCTTGGATAAGCGGATCTACTGCTTTGATTTGTTTAGTATTCGCCATGGATCTAGCTAATGCTTTTGTATATCTAGACGCAAGTCTGTCATACAAGTTGTCCTCGATCGCTTCTTCAGTGATCGCGAACGCAAGCGCAACAGTTTCCATAGTGTATCTAGCTGTGTAAGTTTCTTGAGCATTGTCAAAAACTACGCCAGAACCTTCTGGTTTAACTGCAGCATTTGCAAAACCAGATAACATAACTTCTTCTTCAAACGCCCTGTCTGAAGTTTCTGTTACGTATATCTCAGCATGCTGATTCTCATAACGTTTGTATTCCAGTCCGAATAGTGCATTCAGGCCTGGTTCTAGTTCTTTAACTAGTTGTCCTCGTGATATAGCCATGTTTTTTCTCCTATTCTAACTATTATATACCGTTATTTTTAGCGTTATACAGGTGCTCGTTGATCATAACAACAAAGTTCAAATTAGCAGCGCCAATTGTATTGTTCTCTACATCAGTTGAGATACCTGTTACTTTTAATTGAGCCGTACCAGTAGTAGCTGTGCTGTGGTTTAGTTCCGATTTAGAAACATTGTTAGCAGTACTTCCAGCCGTTACTTCGATGTCGAAATTATTGAACACATCTGACTGCGCGTGCGCAGTAGCTTTGTTCGATTGAATCTCGAATCTTTCATACGGATCATCAGCTACGAAAGCTTTGATATCACTAGCGGAAATTGAACCTTCATAGTGATTAGCAAACGTAGGCTTACTAGTTGTTGGATCAGTGTAAAAGACACCATTGAGTGATCCAAGAAGAAACGCTTCAGAAGCTGCAGCTTGGTGAATTGTACCAGCCGCTGTTGCTGAAACCGCATCTTGGAAGAAGATTTTAGTAGTATCACCAGATGATATACTATACTCCCCTAAACCCTGGTTGTCTCTATTCTGACCGACTTTGCCAATAGCTCTTAAGCCAAAAGCAGCGTCTTTGTTTGTTTTTGCCATAGAGGCCTCCTTATAGTTGTACCTGCCCTTGCGGGCCTCCAGTACGGGTTTATGTTATCTCGATGGTTTTGAATTCCTAATTAGGATTTCTTTGAGCCACCAAAAGTAACACGCGATTGTCTATCAATATTGATAGGCATGCTTGGGTGCTCTTCCTTCATAAGATCGTTATCTGCTGCTTCAACTTTTTCTGTATGCTGTTTAGCATAGTATTCTTGTCTCTGCTTTGCGATCTCCTCAGGTACCCTAGCGAGCACTAGGCCGCCAACACCGATTGTCCCCTTATATTTTCCGTCCTCTACGATTGGATAATCTGTATCTGGATATTCGTCAGCTCTCACTAATTCGTATCCTGATCTTATTCTTCCAGCCACATTTTTTGTGTCTTGGAATCCTAAAGACTCAACTCTTATCCATCTGTGCCTAAAACCTGTAGGCGCAGGGGGCGCATCTAATGCTGATGGTGGAGACCAGACTTTTTTATGAGATGTTTTTTCTCTAGTCTGACTCGCACGAGAGGTTTTTTTATCATTTTTATTTTCCATATGCTTAAGCCTCCTTCGTGATGTTTAGTTGTTTCGCATATTCTTCAAGTGGCACACCTAATTTTTTAGCGATTGCTACCTGCGATGGTGTGAGCCTCACAGTTTTGCGACCAGATTTGGTACTTCGCTTCGCTGAAGCTACTGTTTGTACCGGAGCAGGTCGTGTATTTTCTCCCGAACTATTATTATTAGCAAATTTGTGCGGGAATTCAAGTCTTATTCTTTTATCTATTTCAGAATAATACTCGTCACTTGAAGGATCATAACCTTCCTGTTCTGTTAACTTTTTATGAAGATCAAAAGCAGTATAAGTCATAGCAGTATCTTGACCAAACCACGTGTTTTTATCTGCCCACGCGCTTGCTTTAGGATCTGGTGTTCCTTGTTGTGCTACTTCTCTTCTTTGTAAGTTAAGTTCAGGAGTAGGTTTTTCCTTTTGTTGTTTTTCAAAAGCTTCTTGAGCAACTTTCGTTTCTTCAAGTTTAGCTTTTTTGTATCCTAATTCAGATATAGCGGCTAAAGCTTCTGCTTCAGCTTTTAGATCATTTGCTTCTCTAGCGGCTGCAAGTTTAGCTTGCGCAGCTGCTACGCCTGATGTGATACTTTGTTCTGTGACAGCAACAAAATCTGGTTGCAGTTTAGAAAGTTTACTCTCTGCATCTTTTTGTTTTTTTAAAACAGTTTGTGCATAAGTAAGAGCTTCTTCTTTTTGACGCTCTGCCTCTCTCCATTTTTTTGTTAACTTAGCAATTCTTTTTTGAACGCTATCACTATATTGTTCTAATTCTTTATCATCTTTCTTTTCTTCTAATTTAGTTTCTCTTTCATTCTCGTAAGTTTTATCCTCTGGTTGTTTTTCATCAACCACAGGTCTTACAGTAGGCTCTTCAACTGGAGCTTCTTTCTGTTCTACTATCTCCTCTTCTTTTACTTCAGGTACATCGACGTCCATTGCTGGACCAGAGGTATCGAGGTCAACTGTTTTTTTCAGATCGTCTGTATCTGGCATAGTTTTCTCCTTCTATGTTTAATATTGATGAAGTATATCTTCGGGGTTATCTATAGTTGCAAGTACTTCATCGTCATTCAGCAAACGTACTTCACCCCCGTCAATTTGAATTCTTGATCCTGCATAACGAGCAAAGATCACCCAATCACCAGTTTTACACCATGGCCCTTCTGGATATCTATCTTTGTCATTATAACAATCTGGACCTTGTGCTAATACAAGTCCACATGTTGAACCAACTTGTTGTTTCTCTAAAGTTTCTTGACCAAAAATAATTCCACCCTTAGATTTTTCTGCCATCTTAAAAGGTAAAATTAACATTCGCCAACCAGTTGGTCTTGGTAATTTATCTGATTCTTTTGATTTTAAACGCTCGTAAGCGTCAACTTCTTTTTTGTTTTTTTCTTTATTTTGTTCGTCGTACTTCTCCGCCAAAGCATATTTAACTTTTGGTGTCGAGTTTGATGACTGTTCCTTTTTCATCTTTTTGCTCCTTTTCATTTAGCAGGTTAGAGATTTCCTGTAAAATTGTTAAACACGTATGTGCTTGTCCTAGCATATACTTATATTTCTCCATGTTGTCAACTGTGCCTGACATCATGCTTTCTCCAATATTATGATATTTATCTTTTAGTGCTCTTTGTATTTTATTTACGATTGTGAGTTCGTCTAATTGCATCTTTGCCCTTCTTAAAAATAGCAGCGACTTTTGATTTACCCATAACTTTGGCACGCTGTTCTCCAACGGTTAGGATTTGTATTTTTCTTGCAAAAGGTTTAGATACTTTTTTAACTTTTGCAACAGTCTTTCTTGCATCTGTAGGTGTTGCAAATTTTATACCAACTGTATCTTTAGGATTTTCGTCTGTGTAAAGTCTTCTACCAGAACCTTTTGGTTTTTTACCCGTTCCTTTTTTTGGATCCGCCATTTATAACTCCCTTTAACATTTTAGCTTGGCCAGCATGGGCCTTAGATGCTTTTTTTAAAGCCTTAACTACTTTTTTAATAGTTTTCTTTTTCTTTAACATTTCCATCTCCTTCTTGCCTGACGTAGTCTAGAATTAGGATTTTTAGCTGCTTTAGGGAATTTTTTCATTTGTCCTAGTGATCTTGCGCAGAATGATTTTCTACGTTTGGCAGCTTTTGATCCTGGTTTCACTTTTCCAGTCACGGCTGTTTTTAGTTTTGAACCGGGATTTAATCTTCGGTATGCTTTGACACCGGCTCGTGTCATACCAGCTCCAGATTTTGTAGATCTGAAATTTTTTTTGTTTCTCGCAGGCATGGTGCCTTTGTTATATAATTCTCTTGGCATTTCTGATCTTGATATCATGATATTTTTGGCATCCTATAACCAGGGTTTGAATAAAATTTTTTTAAAGATTTATTTCCTACTTCCACTCCACCTAAATCTCCTTGCACATAACTACCTATATAATTTCTTTGTGCTTGTCTTACCATTGAGTTTTCTCCACTTGCTGGAGTTCCTGATCTTCTTTTTTTTCTGGTAAATGTTTTAACGTTAGTAGGTTTACCACCCACACCTTGAGCCACTGCTCTTTTTCGTTTGACAGCACTCGCCCTTTCGCCTTTTGTCATCCGTGTGGCTTTTGCAAGTGGGACGCATTTTGGATACTTTCGTTTCGCATCTTTCTTTTGTTTGGAACGACCACAAGGTGCGAACGAACCATCTTTTCGTTTGCTCCCAATATCTACCCATTTTTGTTTGAACCATTTATCTAAACCGTTCTTTGCCATGGCATTAAGAATTCTTTCCGATAGCGTCTCTGTTTTGTCCTCTTTTAGCTATCTTGCAAACAGAGCCTCCCATGCCTAAACCCTGTCTTTTTAGTCTAGCAGTTGCTTCCATTAATCCACCCTCGGCTTTGCTGCCTCTAAAATCTTTTCTCTTCACACCAGATGGATCTTTGATCTTACCAGCACAGATTTTACTAGCGTATGCATTCGCGTATGCAGACGGGTAAACTTTAAATTTTCTCTTCGCTGCCGCTTTACCTCTTGGACATAGTTTAGTCATTATCTTTTCCTTGCTGTTTGTTTTGCTCTTTTAAAGTCAGATGCTTTTGGTGCACCCTTTGCACCTTTTTTTCGCATCTTGCCTCCACGTTTTCTTTTAGCGTGAATGTTAGCGTATAAACCTGGACCTGCCATTATACTTTACCTCCACGTCTAAAATATTTTTTTCCTCTCAAAGCCTCCAAACGTGCAGAAGGCTTTGTAGGTTTCTTTTTCTTCTTACCTTGTTGAAGCATCTTCAACATTTTCTGAAGATTTTTTTTACTAGACATTATCTATTGATCTTGCCTTTTTTCTTCATCTTAGAACCAAACTTACCGTAAGACTCATCTCTGCTAGCTTTTAACTGTGCAGGAGTTCTTTTCTTTTTGATTCTCATTGCGATAGATTCATCTTTTCTATCTTTGTAGCCTTGTTTTTTCTTACCAACTTTTTTCACGGCTCCTCCTTTTTTAAACATTTTTCCGCTTTTCATTCCCATGTCAGGATCATAAAAACCAGAAGCTTCATCTTTTCTAGCTTTGCCAGAAATCATTTTTCCGCCGCCCATCTTCATGGCACGACCACCAGATCTAAAACCAAAACCTGGAACTTGTTTATTGAATCGTTTGTTAGGCATTATTTTTTTCCTCCGTTCCTAAAAATTTGTGTACCCTTTATACCATAAATTGACGCCACGACAAGGATCCACAAATTTGTAAACCATGACGGGAGCTGGGAGAACATGTCGAAGAACAATTTTACTTTGTCCATCGCAGTCGGATCATCCGAGATGACTGCCCAAGCCAGCACCAACACGGGCATACTTAAAATTATGAGGACCGCCTCGTCTTTCCAGTCCGACTGACGCGCTTCTAACAGTTTGCCCTGGTAAGCTTCCTCACCTCGAGCTTGTCTTTCAGCATGCAATAGCTGTGCGTCCGACATTGCCATCTTTGCCTTCTGCTTGTTCGCATAAATTTTTGAACCTGCAGATACGGCTAATTTAATTGCCGAAAACCACATACTAATACCACTTAGCTGTTTTCTTTTTATCCTTAAGCATTCTCTTTGTACCTCTTACTTCTGTTTCATCTCCAGTTGGTATGTAGTTTCTTTGCATACCATCTGCAGTTGTTACAGATCTAGGGTCCAACTCAATATTTTGAGACGGAATACTTACGTCAACTGACTGTGTAAAAAACTTATCGTCTTTTTTTGCCATTTGTCCTCCTATTTTTACTTATACCAGCTCTGTTTAAAGCTATTGCAATCGCTTGTTTACGATTTTTTACTTTTTTATCAGAGCCACCAATTTTAAGAGTTCCTTTTTTGAACTCTTTCATGACCTTTTTAACCTTTTTTTGACCTTTTGTCATTTTCTTTTCTTCTTCATGCCGTTTTTAGTTTTAGGTATTACTCCTCTAGCCATTAAAATGTCTTTTTTTGTGATTTTTCCATCACCAGACACATCAGGGAAAGATTTTTTCTTTTTTACCTTCATTTTTTTCTTTTTCATCATCGATTTTCTCCTTCGTATTTTTCTATTTCAACACTTGGCATCATTTTATCTACATTTGGTATAGATTTGCTCAAGATTGTTTTTTCAATTGACGTATCAGCTCTTAGTTTTGCTAATTTTTCGTTTTGATCTAACTTGTCTTGCTTGTCAGACTGGTTCATCATCGCTTTCATACGGTCAAGATTAATTTTTTCTTGTCCTTCTGCTCTCTTACGTTGATTATCCATAGCTCTAAGATCTAATTCTCTTGCTCTTAACTGTGCAATTGGATCATTACCAAAACCAGATGTAACTTGTCTCTCTTCTTTTAAGAACTCTTCCATCATTTCTGCAATCAACACAGCTTTTCTAGCTTCGATTCTTTGTTGCATTTCTTGTAGTTGCATCTGCATCTGTGGATTCTGTGCCATCATCTGCATTTGTGGTAATTCATCTCTAAACTCTAACTCAATCTGTTCTTGTGCCATTAATGATATGTGTTCAAAAATATTTTTTTCCATAGCAGCTGTAACCATAGGGTTATTTCTAGCAATGTTTGTAGCCATAAAATTTAAATGCGAAGTTATGTGTGCTCTGTGATCCTGACCAGGAAACGCTTGAAAAGGTTTTCCTGATAGCGCCATGATATTTTCCATACTTGGATCAAGTGGCGCTGGTGGTTGTGGTTTTACCAACAGTTGATCGATGTCTTTTACACCTAACGCTTCGTACATATTTCTGTACGCGTTGTACATATTATGCATTTGTGGATTTGACGTTGCCAGTTGCAACTCCGTTTGCGCGAGGGAAATACGCTGAGTTTGTGAAAAGATGTTGGGATCAGCAACTGGCACAATATCTACCCGATCATCAAAGTCTTGTTGTTTAATCATCCTTTGACCCCCAACTACGTCGTACGGATATTCCGGCGG